ACTGAAGCTGCCGTATCTATCACTGGCGCAACAAAAGCTAATCCTGTTGTTATTACAGCCGCATCTCATGGCTTTTCTAACGGTGACAGAGTTATCATCACCAGTGTTTCAGGCATGACCCAGCTTAACAACAGAGAGTTTACTGTAGCTAATCAGACTACAAATACTTTTCAGTTGTCTGGCATTAACGGTACAGGGTTTGATGCGTACACATCTGGCGGCACAGTTGCTAAGATTGTAGAGGTTACTACAACCTACAGCGTTACAGAAATCTTTGAGATTAACTACGCACAGTCTGCTGACGTTATTTACATGGCGCACAAAGACCATGCACCAGCCAAGCTCACAAGAACTACGGCAACATCATTTACGTTGACAAATGTAGACTTTGTAGATGGGCCGTATCTTGACGAGAATATTACCAGCACAACTTTGTATGCTTCTGCGGCTACAGGCAGTGTCACGATTACTGCATCTGCGGCACTGTTTACATCTTCAGATGTAGGTAGATATATACGTCTAAGAGAAGTATTAGAAATCAACCACGATGAATGGGCGGCTTCTACAAGTTATGCAAATAATGCTACAGTACGTTTTGGCGGTCATGTCTACAAACAAGTAACTGGATCTACGCAAACTTCAGGGAATACTCCACCTGTGCATACAAGCGGCACAGAAACTTATGGTGCTATTGATTGGGAGTATGTGCATGATGAAACTGGTTATGTTGAGATCACAGCTTTTACAAGTTCCACAGTAGTCACTGCAACTGTAAAGACAGACGATGGCGGTATATCTGTTTTGCCTGACAGCACAGTAGGTTCTTCTAATGCTACAAAGCGTTGGTCATTAGGAGCGTTTGGTGGTGATCAAGGATTTCCAAAGGCTGTGGCGTTCTATGAGCAACGCTTGTATTTTGCTGGCACAACAGGACAACCACAAACAATCTTTGGCTCTGTGTCTGCTGACTTTGAAAACCATACACCAGGCACTAACGATGATGACGCACTGAACTTCACTATAGCGTCTGACCAAGTAAATGTTATTAAGCATCTGTTGCCAGCACGTTTCTTGCAAATATTAACAACTAGCGCAGAGTTTACGCTGTCTGGCGGTGCTGGATCGCAACCTGTTACGCCTACAAACGTAAACATTTTGCGTGAAACTACGTTTGGCACATCTGGCGTTAGACCTTTACGAGCAGGGAACAGCACTATTCTAATTCAGAAAGGCCAAGAAAAGGTAAAAGAGATTACCTTTGATTTGGATACAGATGGCTTGTTAGGCATCGATTTATCTATTCTGGCTGACCACATTACCAGAAATGGCGTGACTGATATGGTTTGGCAACAAGAGCCAGAACTTATCTTGTGGTTTGTTCATAGTGATGGGCGTTTAATTGGGTTGACCTATGACCGCGCTAACAACGCTGTAGGGTGGCATACTCACCCTCTGGGTGGGTCAGGTACGGTAGAAAGCATCACAAGCATCCCTGAAGGCTCTGAGGACACTGTGTATATGTCTGTAAAGCGCACTATCAATGGCGCAACTGTTAGGCACATAGAGTATATGAAACAGATATACTTTGGCACAGATGTAGCAGATGCTTATTACGTTGATGGTGGATTAAGCTTTGCCAGTGGTGGGGCGAATGTCATAACAGGCATCAACCACTTAGAAGGCGAAACTATTTCTATACTTGTTGATGGTGCAACTCATCCAGACAGAACTGTTACGGATGGCAAGATTACTCTTGATAGAGATGCTCTAAAGGTGCATTTGGGTTACAGTTATACATCTTTAATGCAGACTTTGCGTTTAGAAGCTGGCGCAGATGATGGCATAGCGCAGGGCAAGATAAAGCGGATACATGGTGCTACAGTGCGTTTCTTAGATACAGTGGGTGCAGAAGTTGGCACAGACACTACAAATCTTGACCGCATACCATTTAGAAGCAGTGCAAACCCAATGAACCAAGCGTTAAGTTTATTTACTGGCGATAAGGAAATATCTTTTCCGTCAGGCTATGACAATGATTCAAGGGTAATGGTTAGACAAAACCAGCCATTGCCAATGACTATTCTAGCTGTAATGAGAAGGTCTAATACATTCGATGCCTAATATTGTGCCTTTTAAAAAAGAACATTTAGATAAGATAAACCTTATGTTTGAGATGACTAAAAGCGGCAAGGAATCGCTTGGCTCTTACGATGGGGTTATAGGATATACGGGAATGGAAGATGATGCAGTGCTGGCTACAGGCGGTGTGCATCCAATGTGGGAAGGCGTAGGTGAAGCGTGGCTCTTAGTAGGGCGAGAAGGCTACGAAAAACCAAAGACTGTAGCAAAATGGACTGATTATTTGTTTCAACATATACAAGAGGAATATGACTTATTTCGTATTCAAGCAAGTGTGTCTGCAACAGATCTTACTGCAAATAGATATGCACAGTGGCTTGGATTTGAAAAAGAGGGTATTATGCGTAAGTACGGGCCAGATGGCACAGACTACATTCGTTATGCGAGGTTAATGTAATGGTTGATCCACTTACTATAGCCGCAGGGGCTTCCGCAGTAAGCGGTGTGATGGGCTTTAAGGGTAATATGTCTGCGGCAAAGGCTGCAAAGCAGACTGCTGATTATAATGCTCAAGTTGCTGAGAATGAAGCTGTATTACTTGCCAGAAAGAAGCGCGATGAAGAAGAAGGTCTGCGTAAGCAATCTGACAGATTAGAAGGCACACAAAGAGTTATGGTTGCTGGATCTGGTGTGCAAATGACAGGTAGTCCACTAGATGTTCTTGCGGAAACTTACTTTAGCACCAACATGGATGCAACCATGATTCAGTACGCTGGGGATATAGAGCAAGTTCAAAAGCAGTCAGAAGCAGCATTGACAAGAGCAGAGGGTGGCGCAAGAGCAACGGCACTTAAAACTCAAGCTGTCACCACATTGTTGGGTGGCGCACAAAAAGCAGCAACATTAATGGCGTAGGTGATTAGATGCCCAAGATACCTTTATACAACCAAGGACAAGGTGGAACAGTACAGACTGCGGCTGGCGCACTATCGCCTAGAGCAAACGTAGGCGCATTTACTGCACCTGGGCAAGCACAGGCAGCATTTGCAGAAAAGGCTGGGCAGATTGCTTTTCAGTTTGGCATGGCTGAAAAAGAGGCAGAAACACAGAAAGCCAAAAGAGACATCACTGCATTAGTCAATCAGCAGATGAATGATTGGACTAATAAAAATCAAGACACAACTGTTGAAGGTTATCAGGCTTCTGCTGCGGCAGAGAAAGAAAGACTGCGTTTATCTTCGTTAGAGGGTATGCGTGGCTCACTGACACGAAGGCAGTTTGCAGATGTGTCTGGTTCGTTTGACTCTACTTTTGCTACTAAGGTGGCGCAGGGATCGCAGATTTCCCACACTAAAAACCAAGCAATTCGCTTGGAATCAGCTAACAGTTATTTGGACAATATGAGAACAGAGTTGTCCTCTCTAAACCCCGAATCTGATTTATATCGCACAAAAATGGCAGAAGTAGAGGGTCAGTATGCTGGGTTTATTGCATCAGGTCTTAATCCAACTTTAACTTTGGATGGATTTAAAAAAGGCGTTGATGCAGATAATTTTAATGTCGGAACTGACGCAGCGCAAACACAGGCTCAGTTGGATGCGTACAGAGTAAAAAATGATGCCAGCACAAATTTGAGTGCGACTGAAAGGCTACGCAGAGAAAAGCTTATTGTTCAAAAAGAAGCCGTAGTTCAGCAAAATCTTTCTGATGCAATTTTCAATGAGATTGTTCGTTTTGATGATGAACAGCTTACTGATGCAAACGTAGAGAAAGGCATCAAAGAATTACGAGAAGGAAAGTTAGAATATATCTACACAAATGCACAAGGCGAGAAAGTAGTAACAGATTTAAGTTCTTTAAAGCCAGGGACTAGAACCGCTTTGATTGCTAGGCTTGAGGCAAGGAAAGACAGCAAAGACGCAGAGTTTAATAAAACCTTTATAGAAACTACAGATGCACGACTGCAAGACATGACCTTAGACGAGCTTGTTGCTGAAAAAGATATCTTAGCAAAAAGGGAGAAAGGTTACGGGGGCTTAGACCAATCTATTATCGACAGTGTAGACTCTAGGATAAACTCAGAAATCGCAGAACGTAAGCCAGAAGCACTTGCTCTTGCAACGCAAAAACAAAAAGATGTCGTAGCGGAAATTGCAAAAGATGGTGTATTGAGCAAGGAGGGTGAAGCGTCTGCTGCCGAAGTTGTTGCTACACTTAACAATGCTGGTTTGCCATCTCAGGCTTTAGAGTTTCAAACAAGTTTAAGAGTAGAAAGTGCAGCAACTACGCAATTTAAATCAATAGAGTTTGCCTCTGCAACCAAAACAAAGCAAGCGATTGCAACAGCAAAGGCTGCCTATAACAAAGAGCCTACAGACGAGAACTTGCGTGTATTAACACGTTTACAGGAAAAGGTAGAGCAACGAAACGCTCAAATGGCGAAAGACCCTGTAGGCTATTATAACGCTCAAAAACCAAATAGCCCATTAGAGCCTTCTGAGATGATAGCTATGCAGCTACGCATGGGAACTCAGCCATTAGATGTGCGCGTCACAAGCAATGCTCAACTAAATGAATTTAAAGCACAATTCATGGGTACTGATAATTACGAAGAAAAGTCCCGTATAGGCGTAGAGTTTCTTGCCCAATTTGGGGAAAACCAAAACATAGTTATGCGTCATTTGATGAGTACAGGGACTATAGACCTTGTAGATAACTTGCTTATGGCTTACCCAGATCAGGCATTTATGCGTGATGTCGTGACGTACAACAGTGAGGAGCAAGTAGCCAGTTACAGTAAGATAAGCAATGACGATACAAAAACTATTGAAGAAGCAGTTTCTAATGCTTTGGGTGATTATAACGGCAGTATTCTAGGCATCATGGCTGATGGAATAACAGGTGCTAATACAAATCGAGGCACAGCAAGTCATGCTCTTGGGGTTATGAAGGTCGTGGAAAACACAGCAAAGGGTTACGTTCTTTTTAATAAGAAATCTCCTGAAGAAGCGGCAGAGTTAGCTTACGAAAATGTCATTGGAAGAAACTACGAGTTTGGAACTGTTAATAACAGTCAAGTTAGATTTCCTTCTCGCACATACGCAAATGTAGAGGGAATGACAGACATTCTCAACACAAGTGTTGTTGATAATGAACAGTATTTAAGAAGCATTATTGACCCACCGCCTCCCCCTGCTAACGCAAGTCCAGATATGATTAAGGCGTTGAACGATGATTTCTATATGGATTTAGCTGAAAAGGGTTCTTGGAGAACTACAACAGATAACAGTGGCGTTTACTTTGTAGATGGTACTGGCAACATAGTGCCTAGAACACCTGAGTCCACTGTGTCTGTTTCTGGAGATATGTCGGCAGACCCAATGGCAGGGTTTGTTACTGTTTCTTTTGCCAAGCTTTCAAACATGGAAGAACAGGTAAGAGCGTTTAGCGATCCAGAAAGTGATAGCTATGTAAGAAATCCACAGTTACGAACAAAGCGTGTCCGTGAATTTATCTTAGGGAATCAGTTGTTCTAATGGTTGATATTTATATACCAGAGCAAAAGCTAGATAAGAACCTCCGTAATCAATATTTTGATTATCAAAAGGCTGGCACGTTGGATGTTTTAAGTGCCACAGCAGACGAAGCATTTTATCACAATCCTTTGAACGCTGCTAACAGACTGTTTGAGCAATATACAGGAGAAGGCAGAGAAGGCAGGGTTCTTTCTAAAGATGAGTGGGCTTCTAGCGAATACTTTAGAGAAGGCTTAACAGTTGATGACGAAGGCATCAAAGAGGGTCTTGCTAACTTACTAGCACAACGGCACGATGAACGTCTTGACTTCAGAACAACTTTAAATCGTTCTAAGGGCGGCTTTGGATTAGGGGCAGCGCAGTTCGCTGTCGGGTTTGGCGTTAGTATGCTAGACCCCATAAACATAGCCTCTGCATTTGTTCCTTCTGTTGCTGTGTTAAGAGGGGCTTCTGCTGCACAAAAAGCATTTCAGTTCCCAAACGTAGCGGCAAAAGCAGTAGGTGCAAAGAAGGCTAATAGATTCACAACAGGTATGATGGATGGTGCTATCGGTGCTACTCTTGTTGAGCCACTTGTTATTGGGGCTGCTGCGGCAGAGCAAGACAGTGAGTATGGCTTGATGGATAGTTTCTTGAATGTAACCTTTGGTGCGGCATTTGGCGGTGCTATATTCTACGGTGCTGGTAAAATATCTGACCGTTATCAAAAGCTACCTTTAAAAACAAAAGATAAAGCGCAGACAACCTCAATAGGTCAAGCTTTAGCAGACCAAGAAATAAATGTAGAGCCTATAATAAATCAAGGTGAGGCAGAGGTTGCAGCAAGAAATGCGCGGAAGGTAGCCGATGATGCCGCAGCGCAACAACAAAAATCGCCTTATGATGAAGATTATGCCTATGATTTTGGTGATGGGTCTGAGGCAGTTAGAATTTCTGAATTATCTGAGCAAGAACTTACAGATTTAGCTGATGCTGCTGATTTGCGGCTAGAGGCTGCTGGACAGGCAAATGATGAAGTTGCATTGCAGCAAGCAAAAGATGATAAAGAAGCGATTGCCATACAACAAAGAAGAAACGCTGGGGAAGTTGTAGAGCGTCCTAAAGAAATTGACCCCAATGAAGAAGTGCAAGCAGAAATAGCCAAGCTTCAAAAAGAAATAGATGACATTCAGGAATCAGCACAGGCAAAGGCAGCAGATGAGGATGATGCCCGTTCTGCTATTTCAGGACTTCTTGCGAGGTCTTTGCCAGAAGATGCAGATGTCGAGCTTCCTGACGCAGAAAAAGCTGAAGTCACTTTAACTAAAAAACAAAAAGCAAAAATAGCAAAGAACGAAAAGAAAATATCTGAGTTGCAGTCTAAGCTAGTAGAAGTTGATGATGCTGTTTCACAGCCTCAAGCACAAGTTGCTGATGTTCCGCAAGTAGAGCAACAGCAAATACAGCCCACGCCTCTTGGTCGACTGTCTGAGTATGCCGATGATGTAGATGAAATCAACGCCCAGAGGCTAGAGCAAGAGGAATTAGACATAAACGAAATAGAAGCTGAAAACCAGCTTATGCTAGAAGGACTGACTACCCCAGAAAATCTAGCTGCGCTACCTCAAGATGCCAAAGATAGTTTGAACTTTGCAAATATAGACACGAAACTAACTAAGTATGAGGAAGTAGTGGAAGCTGGCAGAGTTTGTGTAGTGGGGAGTAAAAGCGAATGAGTTGCGCTGACGTAATTATAGATGCCGCTAAGAGATCAGGCATTGAGTTCGAAAAAGATGAAGCGCAAGAAATTGTAGATATTCTTGAGGAAAGATTATACAAGCGCGTAGAAAATGCTTTAGCCGATGAATATGTTGACATATTTAAGCTGGCAAGAAACATTGCAAAGCAAGCAAGAATAAATGCAGTTATAGAAAAACGTTCACGCATACTAAACGCTAAAGCATACATAGACATTATGTCGGCTATAAGCAAAAACCCAGATGACCCAGCAGAGGCTTTATCAGCGATACTGGTAGGCAGTGCAAAGTTGGGTAATCTTGAAAGCGTTGATGCTAGGCAACACGCCCTGAACACGCAGTACAGTGGCACACTACTAGCTGCTCTTGAAGATGCTGGTCTTTCTAAACTGTTCAAAAGCGCGGATGCTGAAGAACTAATCTTCAGGGCTATGTTTGATGGTGATAAGTTTGAAGTTAAAAGTGACTTACACGCTCAAGTAAAGCAACTTGCAGACATACTAAAAAAGCATCAAAAGGTAAGGTTGGAAAGAAAAAACCTACATGGTGCAGTTGTAGCTGAAGCTGAAAACTATGCTGTAAGGCAAAATCATGATCCTATTTTATTGAGAGACGGGGCAAGAACTCCTGAGGAAATGGAAGCGGCACAAAAAAAGTGGGTTCGCTATATGCTAGAGCGTAATGGTGATGGAACTTTAAAAAGATTAAGTGCCAAAACATTTGAGAACAAACCTTCCACAAAAGAAGTAAATAATCAAAGAGTGCCTTATACTGAAGAAATGTTTTTAGAGGACATTTGGCTTAACCTGGTTAGCGGTCAGCATCAAAAGGTTAGCGAAATGAAGGGCATGGACGGAAAGATGGATGTTGGGGAAGCATTTAAAGGCCCGTCAAATTTAGCTAAAAAGCTTAGTGGTAGCCGTGTCATACATTTCAAAGATGGTGCTTCAGCGTATGCTTACATGAAGCAATACAGCAGAATGAGTTTGGTTGATTCGTTCATGGCTGGCATTGAAAACGATGCAAACGCTATTGGACTAATGGAAAAGTTTGGAACAAACCCAGAAGCAATGTTCAGTAGAGTTTTGAAGGATATAACCTCTGGGGCGAGAACAGACATATTAAAACTAGATAAAGTCAATGAATTTAAACTCCGTTCTTTTTTTAAAGAAGTGGATGGAACTGCAACATCAAGAGGTGCTGGCAAGCCTATAGCTTTTGGTGCTGATATTGCTGGGTTAGCGTCTGGATGGAGAATGGTGCAGTCTATGGCAAAGCTAGGCGCAGCCACGATTTCATCGTTTGGTGATATTGCTACTAACGCCACGTTTATCAACACACATACAGACAGAGGTATATTTGGGTCATACGCAAAAGCACTTAGCTTTGTGTTTGCAAGGTTTGGAAGCAAGGATCAAAAGAAGCTGGCGTATCTGCTGGGAGTTGGCACTGACGGGGCTTTGGGTGGCACACACGCTAGGTTTGGGTCTAATGACAGTTTGCCTGGTGTAATAGGAAAGATGCAACAACATTACTTCAGGCTTAACCTGATGACATTCTGGAACGATGATCAAAAGTCTGGGGTAGCTAAGATATTAGCAGCAGACCTCGCCACTTATAAGAATGACGCTTTCGAATCTATTAACATAAGCACAAGAAACGGCTTGAAAAGGTACGGGATCGAGGCGGCAGAATGGGATGTTTTGCGTCAGATGGATACGTTGGCTGTGGACGGACGCGAATATATCTTTGCTGGTGGGATAGACACAATACCAACTGACGTAATAGAAGCTGCTGCTCTAGCCAAAATAAATGAAGGTAGAACTCGTAAAATAAAAAAGCCTACGCAAGCGGCAATAGACAAGTATAAGAACGATTTGGCTACTAAATACTCAATGTATATAACTGATTCTGCTGACACTGCCATCCCAACTCCAGGTGCAAAAGAGAAAGCCTACCTCAACTTAGGGACAGAACGTGGCACAGTTGTTGGTGAGGCTGTTAGGGCGTTCATGCAGTTTAAAGCGTTTCCTGTTACTTATGTAACTAAAGCTGCACAGCGTCAAAGATATGCTCGTATAGAAGAAGGCAAAAGCGGTATGTTTGGCATAGCGCAGATGATGATAGGCACTACGATGATGGGCTATCTTTCTGTGACCATGAAAGACATTCTCAAGGGCAAGACACCCCAAGAAGTTTTTAGTGATGAGTATGTGCTAAACCCCAAACTGCTCACTAGGGCTTTGGTGCAGGGCGGTGGCATGGGCATTTATGGAGACTTTTTGTTTGGAGAGTATGGTGGTTACGGCAGAGGATTAATACAAACTATGTCAGGGCCAACATTCGGGAGCATAGACGAAATCGGATCTATTTATACAGCCGCAAGAGGTGGTGATATGGATGCTTTGCAAAGAAATACAGCTAAGTTTGTTACGGGTAATATACCTGGCATGAACCTGTTTTATACAAAAACAGCTTTGGACTATTTGTTCATACATGGTCTTATGGAACACATTAATCCAGGCTATTTAAAGCGCACAGAGCGTAGGATGAGGAAGGATATGGATCAGCAATATTACTTCCCACCTAGCCAAAGTGCAGTTCAGTTTTAACAGGCTTTCAGAAAGCAATGATTTTTGATATGATAGGGCAACGCTGGAGAATGAAATGACAGTTAGCAGCACCACAACCAAAAACAGCTACACAGGTAATGGCTCAACTACAGCCTTTGCTTATGGCTTTAAGATATTTGATGACGATGACATCAAGGTTATCTTGAGAACTACTGCTACTGGCAACGAAACAGTGCAGACAAAAACCACTCATTACACTGTTTCTGGTGTGGGAAGTGCAAGCGGTGGTAATATTACGTTTGGTACTGCGCCACCAGCTACGCAGACTGTAGTTCTTTTGCGTACAACTGCACAGACACAGCTAACAGATTATGTGCCTAACGATCCATTTCCAGCAGATGCCCATGAAGATGCGTTAGACAAGCTGACATTTATTGCTCAAGAGATACAAGAAGAACTTGGACGTTCTTTGAAGGTGTCGCAAACAAACAGTATTGCTACAGCTTCTTTTACGGCTAGTGCTACTGCAAGAGCCAATAAAGTTCTGGGGTTTGACAGCAACGGTGACTTGATTGCCACACAAGAACTTGGCACTTACAGAGGCACAGACGCAACAATAACAACTGCTGACTACGATGAGCGTGACTTAGTTAAGTCTACCACAGCAACGCAGTTAAATAACGTATATATAGCCCTACAAGCCTCTCCTAGCGGCACGTTGCTTACAAACACTACCTATTGGGAATTGATTGTAGATGCGGTTTCTGCGGCAACTTCTGCTACTAATGCGGCAACCAGTGCTACAGCGTCTGCTACCAGTGCTTCGGCTAGTGCGACAAGTGCCACAGCAAGTGCGGCATCTGCCACGACTGCGACAACTCAGGCCTCAAATGCTTCAACTTCTGCTACTGCTGCGGCTGCAAGTGCGGCGGCTGCTGCGGCAAGTGCTGATAATTTTGATGACACTTATCTTGGTGCAAAATCTAGTGACCCGACTGTAGATAATGATGGCGATCCATTAAACGCTGGTGATTTGTACTTCAACACAACAAGTGATGTATTAAAAGTTTACAATGGTACTGCTTGGCAAGTGGTTGCTGCTGGCTCTACGCTTGCGGCTGTTGTAGATGACACATCTCCACAGTTGGGCGGTAACTTAGATATGAATGGTAACGATATTGTTACCACATCTAACGGCACGATAGACCTAGCCCCGAACGGCACTGGCACTGTTGTTGTTCGAGGCAACACTAATCCAGGCACTATAGTTTTTAATTGTGAATCAAACACACACGGGCAAACAGTTGTTGCACAGCCTCATTCTGCGGCAGTAACCAACACGCTTACTTTGCCAGCAGACGGTAACGCTGAGTTGGTTAGTACAGTAGCTACACAAACTCTTACTAACAAGACGTTAAACGGTGCTAACTCTACTGGTAACTTAGACTTTGGCGATAATAACAAGGCGCAGTTTGGTGCTGGCAATGACTTGCAGATTTACCATGACGGCTCTAACAGTTATGTAGATGATACTGGCACAGGTGCTTTAATTCTGCGTGGAAACAGTAATGTTACCATTGGAAAGTACACTGGCGAAACAATGGCGTATTTTGAGGCTGACGGTTCAGCTTACTTATACCACAACAATGCAATCAAATTCCAGACAAGTGCCACAGGCGTATCTGTAACAGGCACAGCTATTGCCACCACAGACACCGACACCACAAACACTGGTTCTGTAACGCTAGACTTTGGTGCTAACCAGAACTTTGTGTTGACCCTAACAGGCAACGTAACACTGGCAAACCCAACAACAGAACAAGTAGGGCAGTCAGGGTTTATCACTTTCATCCAAGACGCTACAGGCGGTAGAACAATATCACTAGGCACGGACTACGAGACTGCTGGTGGTGCTGGCCTTACACTGTCAACAGCCGCAAGCACTACAGATGTCGTGCCTTACATTGTAGTCGCATCTGGGCGTATTCTGCTTGGCACACCACAACTAGCCTTCGCATAGGAGTTGCCATGTCTGGCCCTTTCGGTTCTTCCCAATTTATGTATGCAACAGGTGCAGAGGAAGGCCAATCCCTGCGGTTCGAGGATGGTGACAGTGCCTATCTGTCATTTACCCCAACATCTTCTGGTAACAGAAAAACATTCACAATAAGCGTCTGGTGCAAGCGAGGAAACTTAGGTCTATATACAACTATTTTTGATGCTTATGACGGTTCGTCTACTAATCAGGGGATGATTCGTTTTCAAAACACTGATGAAATTGCTTTTAGAGATGGTGGGTCATCAAGTTCTGGACTATATATTACAAATGCAAAATTTCGTGACCCTTCAGCGTGGTATCATATTGTTGCAGAAGTTGACACAACATTAGCAACGGCATCAGATAGAGTTAAATTATATGTAAACGGAGTATCGCAAACATTTGGAACTGCAACCAATACTCAACAAAATAACGATGGTCAGTTTAACTATAGTTCTGCTGAAATAAGAATTGGCGCAAACAACGGAACATCAAATGAATTGGACGGCTACCTAGCCAACGTGGCTTTCATAGACGGCACTGCCCTGACACCCTCCAGCTTTGGCGAGTATGACGGCACACTGTGGAAGCCTAAGTCTGACACAGACATACAGGCGCTGACATTCGGGACAAACGGGTTCTACCTACCGTTCAAGCAGACCACTGAGGCCGAAGGGTTTTCGACAGTGACCTATACTGGCAACGGCGGCACACAGTCCATCGAGGGCGTGGGCTTCGAGCCAGATTTCGTCTGGGTCAAATCAAGGTCAAACTCTTATGACCATGCGTTAAGCGACTCGGTGAGAGGGGCTGGCGTAGGTTATTTGTCGTCAAATTTAACCGTTTCCGAGTCTACATACGGAGATAGGTATGGTGATTTTTCTTCATTTGACCCTGATGGATTTACTGTAGCAAAAGGCACGGACTCCACTAATCCTGACGTTGCCTTTAATTTAAGTGGTGGTTCTTACGTTGCATGGTGCTGGGATGCTGGCACTGGTTCTGCCGCAAGCAATACTGACGGCACTATTACTAGCTCGGTCAAGGCGAATACTGCAAAGGGCTTTTCTATAGCCACCTATACAGGCACTGGTGCGTCTGGTGGCGCGACAGTTGGGCATGGCTTATCATCAGCCCCTGAGTTTATTATCACAAAGCCGAGAAGCACAACAGGCGGATGGTTATCTGGGGCTACTGCTATTGGATGGACTAAGTATATTGCTCTTAATTCTACTTCCGCAGAAGTCACAGACGCAGACGCTTGGAACAATACAGCGCCAACCAACTCTGTTTTTAGTGTTGATTCTGCTGGCGGCAGTGGCTACTCAAATGGAACGGGCGTAACCTATGTAGCATATTCTTTCCACTCAGTCTCAGGCTACTCGTCCATCGGGTCTTACAGCGGCAATGGTTCTACGACAGGGCCAGTAGTCACCACAGGTTTCAAACCTGCGTTTGTTATGATCAAGAGAACTGATGGTGCAACTGATTGGGTTATTGTTGACAGTACAAGAGATCCATCTAATCCGATTGAAGATGCGTTAAACCCTAATCAAAGCTATGCTGAAAACACAGGTTATGACATTGACTTTGACAGCAATGGCTTCACGATTAAAACAACCACTAGCTACATGAACGCAAGCGGCGGCACATATATCTACATGGCGTTCAAAGACACAAGAGATGCCACCTTCTTCGGCGATACCTCTGGCAATGGCAACAACTGGACACCCAACGCCCTGAACAATACTGATGTCGTGCTGGATGCCCCTGTGAGTGGCGGTAACTTTGCTACGTTAAATCCATTGGACAAAGATGGTCATACAAATTCTGAAGGTAACCTAAAGGTCGCGGGGAATGTTGTCTATGGACATCAGGGCGGAACTTTTGCGGTTACTTCTGGAAAATGGTACTTTGAGGCCATTTTAACGGTTCAGCAAAATGACACTGCTATTGCGTTAAAAAACCAAGATGCAGACACAGATGCACATTATACTGGTCAAACAACTGACAGCGTTGGTTACCTTTCTGATGGTAGATTTTTCTATAACGGCTCGTCCACATCATATTCTTCTTACAGCACTGGAGATGTAGCGCAAATAGCTTTTGATGCTGACACTGGCGAGATATGGATTGGCAAAAACAATACTTGGCAAAACAGTGGTGACCCTGCCGCAGGAACAGGCGAGGTTCAGACTGTCACTTGGAATGAATTTATACCAGCCGCTAGGACGGTTTCTACAGGGGAAATTGTCTTTAACTTTGGGCAAGACAGTTCCTTTGCTGGCAATGAAACACCGCAGGGAAACACAGATGACAATGGCGTGGGTGACTTCTACTATGCGCCGCCGTCAGGCTTCCTTGCGTTGGCAACCAGCAATCTGCCTCTGCCAGCTATCACTGCGCCAGACGAGTATTTCAATACGGTGTTATGGACTGGCAACGCTTCTGATAGAGATATAACAGGCGTTGGGTTTTCTCCAGATTGGGTTTGGGTGAAAAACAGGTCTAACGCATACCATCACGGACTTTTTGATAGTGTTAGAGGAGCAAATAAAGTTCTGAAATCATCTGACACTTCAGCAGAAGCAACATTTACGGAACAATTAACAAGTTTCAATGCAGATGGTTTCAGCGTTGGTGACAACAGTGATAGTGGAAATTATGTAAATATAAGTGGGCATACCTATGTAGCATGGAACTGGCTAGCTGGTAACGGCACAGTCAGCAATACAGACGGGTCTATCACCAGCACAGTTAGCGCAAATCAGACAGCAGGGTTTAGTGTGCTTACCTATACTGGCAATGGTACAATAGGAGCCAGTATTGGACATGGTTTAGGTGTAACACCAGACCTTCTTATAACAAAAAACAGGTCATCTGGAAGCTCTCATTGGGCTGTGTACTTAGATGAATTTGGAGGCACTAAAAGGCTATTGCTCTCCTCAACAAGCGCAATGAGCAGTGATATTGCTTATTGGAATAATACAGACGCAACAAGCTCAGTTTTTTCTGTTTATAACAATATAGCAAACAATGCTTCTGGCGATAATTATGTAGCATATGCGTTCAATTCGGTTGAATCCTACAGCAAGATAGGCAGTTACACGGGCAATGGCTCGGCAGACGGCACGTTTGTACACTGTGGGTTTAGGCCAGCGTTTGTTATCGTGAAGCGCACTGATAGCACCGGAAATTGGTTAATGTATGACAACAAAAGGCCAGAATACAATTCACCTTACTATCTTCTACCAAACACCAGCTTTGGTGGAGATGGCTCAGATAATCCTATAGATTTTTTATCTAATGGGTTTAAATTAAAAACTGCGGGTGGCGGCATTAATGTTTCAAGCGGAACATATATATTCATAGCATTCGCAGAAGCACCCTTTAAATCAGCCAACGCCAGATAACGGAGATAGAGATGGCATGGAAATACGGACATAAAACTATCCGCCTCGGCAGGGGTTGGACAGACAATGATGGCATACAGCACCCAGCAAATTGGGGTAGCTGGTCAGACGAGCAGAAAACTGCCGCAGGGCTGATATGGGAAGCTGACCCAGCGCCATACGATAATAGGTTCTTCTGGGATGCTAACACGCCTAAGAACATTAACGATGTTAATGAAGTCGATAGCAATAACAATCCCATCCTAGACATTAATGGCAACCAGCTAGTAACGCTGGGGCTGAAGAGCGTCTGGAAGAACATCACAAAGGAACGTGCTGGCAACTTACTATCCCCGACTGATTGGATGGTGGTGAAGGCGGCAGAGGTTTCTGATTACACAGTGCCAGCAGATGTGACCACTTATCGTGCGTCTGTACGCACTGCATCCAATACCATCGAAACAGCGATAGACAATGCGGCTGACCATGCGGCTTTTCTAGCCCTGCACGATACGCCAGTAGACGCAGATGGGAACGCTACAGGGAACGCACCTATAAACGATTGGCCTGATGAGTTATAGAGATGAGCAAACCAACTATACAGTCTATTCATGTTGAATTAGAAAAACACATTGCTGTTACAGATGAACGCTGGACAGAAACGATCTTACGCATAAAGCGTATGGAAAGCATTATGATTGGCTCTGCTGGCGCGATAATATTGTTGCTATTAGCTGTAGTCTGGCGAGGCTAGCATGGCTATAGACCCTGTATCGGCTATAGCTGTAGCTACAACAGCATACAGGGGCATAGTACAGGCTTATAGGGCTGGCAAGCAAGTAGAGTCTATGTCTAAGGACGTAGGCAAATGGATGGGTGCTATTGCTGATGTAAAGCAAGCTCATCAAGAAAAGAAATCATCCAGATTTAAAAACGTAGAAGAACAGGCTCTCGATACTTATCAAGCTTTGAAGAAGGCTGAGAAGATGGAACAAGAGCTAAAGAATTTTCTTGTTGCTAACTACGGATTCCAAGCGTGGAATGATTTAATGCGTATTCAAGCTGAACTAAGAAAAGAAAGGCTGGCAGAGAAACGTAGAAGGCAAAAGAAAATAGAAAGTATTATGGAGGCTTTAGGGCTGGGGTTTGTCAGTTTGCTTATAGCCGCAATGGTGGCTGGGTTATTGGCGTGGATGATTTGGTTAAAAGGAGGCTTTAAATGAGTGCGGAAGATGTAGCAAGAAAGCTATTAGAGCTAAAGATACTGCCACGATTTATGATGCTGTGCATGACAGGTGTTTACATACGCTGTATTGAGTGGGCATTATCACAACCAGATTTGACAACACAGCAAGCAAGTTTAATATCTGTAGTAACTGGTGCGATGACTGGTAGTTTAGCGGTATGGTTAAACTCAGAGAAGTAAATGGCTACTAAGCTCAATGAAAACACAGAGGTGGCACTGCCGCTACGCAACATCATTAGTATGGTTGCGGCGGCTAGTCTAGCAACGTGGGCTTACTTTGGTTTGATAGAGAGGCTAAACACACTAGAGACAAACCAGACCATGATGCAGTCTGACTTGGAACAGAACACAGAGTTTCGCATCAAGTGGCCTAGAGGCGAGATGGGTAGCTTGCCAGCAGATAGCGAACAGTTCATGCTGATAGAGCATTTAGCTACTGAGTTAGAGAAGCTACAGAACGAGATTGAGGGTGGCAAAGCACCATACGATCAACAGCAGAAACTAACTTTAGAGTTCTACGAAAAACGTATAACTAGCTTAGAAGAAAATATAGAGAAGTTGCGTAACGGTGATTGAACTTACTTTTGTTTTATTATTGGTTATGGGTGGCGAAAAGGTAGAGTACACGCCTTACCAATCTTTGTCTGAGTGTCTGTCTGTACGCAGAAAGATAAAGCGTAACGTAGGCCATACCAATAACTTTGACCAGAAGTGGTCATGTAAAGAGTTAAAAGTTAAGGTGCAAGACGGTAACATATTGGAGTTTGTAGAATGATTCAGGCATTGATTGGCCCAGCCACGGATTTAATTGGCAAGTTTGTAGAAGATAAAGACCAGAAGAACAAGCTAGCCCATGAGATTGCCACAATGGCAGAACGTCATGCTCAAGAGCTAGCAAAAGGGCAGCTAACTATCAATGCAGAAGAAGCAAAGAGTAAGAATATCTTTGTGGCTGGTTGGAGGCCGTTTGTTGGTTGGACTTGTGGACTTGCTTTGTTTGTTCATTTTCTTGTTATTCCTGTGGCTGATGTGGTGACAGCATATATGGGATATCAGCCTGTACCTTACCCAGCTTTTGACATGGATACGCTAATGACTGTATTATTGGGTATGTTAGGTCTTGGTGGTCTGCGGACTTATGAGAAACAAAAGGGGCTAACAAAGTAATGGCAACAAAGAAGCGTAAGTCTACTGTAAACAAGGCTGGTAACTATACCAAGCCTACCATGCGTAAGCGTTTGTTCCAGCAAATCAAGTCTGGTGGCAAGGGCGGTAAGCCAGGGCAGTGGTCTGCTCGTAAAGCGCAGATGCTTGCCAAGCAGTACAAAGCCAAAGGTGGGGGCTACAAGTAATGCCACTAAAGAAATCCCAGAAAAGCCTAAAGAAATGGACAGCGCAGAAGTGGCGCACCAAGTCAGGCAAGCCAAGCACACAGGGCAAGAAGGCAACAGGTGAGCGTTATCTGCCATCCGCTGCTATCAAGGCATTATCCCCTGCTGAGTATGCGGCAACATCCAGAGCAAAGCGCAAAGCTACGAAAGCTGGCAAGCAAGTATCTAAACAGCCAAAGCGTATTGCAAAGAAAACTAGAAAGTATCGCAAATGAATATAGATCAGCTACGCATAGAACTGGCTGAAGATGAGGGCTGTAAGTACACAGTCTATCTTGATCATCTAGGATTACCCACTGTGGGTATTGGTCATTTGATTACTGAAGATGACTTTGAGTATGGCTGTTCTGTCGGCACAGAAGTGCCTGAAGAACGGGTACAGGCTTTGTTTCGTAGGGATGTAGCTATTACTATAGAAGATTGCCAAAGATTGTACCCTGACTTTAATGATCTGCCAGAAGAAGTGCAGTTAATTGTGGCTAACATGATGTTTAATCTAGGCTACCCAAGGCTATCCAAGTTTGTTGGCATGAAGTCTGCTGTTGATAGTAAGCTGTGGACTGTTGCGGCAGATGAGATGGTAGATTCCAAATGGTTTGATCAAGTGCCTAACAGGGCAAAGCGTCTTGTTGCCCGTATGAGAGCCGTGGAGAGCGATAATGGCTAAGACACCAGCATGGCAGCGTAAGGCTGGAAAGAACCCTAAAGGGGGCTTAAACGCCAAAGGAAGGGCATCTGCAAAGAAGCAGGGCATGAACCTAAAGCGTCCTGTAAAAAGCGGTGACAATCCTAGACGGGCTAGCTTCCTAGCTAGGATGGGTGGTATGCGTGGGCCAGAGCGTAAGAATGGCAAGCCAACTAGATTGCTTTTATCCCTGAGAGCGTGGGGTGCAAGCAGTAAAGCAGATGCCAAGCGTAAGGCGGCTGCAATCTCCAAGCGTAACAAGTCAAAGAAGGGAAAGTAATCATGCCTATGGGTAAAGGAACTTACGGATCTAAGCGTGGCAGACCAGCAAAGAAAGCGGCTGGTAACGGTCTAACTGCAAAGCAAAAGACACTGCCAAAGGCAATGCAACAACGCATTATGAAAGCCAAAAAGAAAAAGTAACAACAAAAGGGGGTGGCATAACACCCCCCCTTTTGCCACTATATTAAATAATCACCGCCATTATAGAAGTATTCAGCAAGTTCATTTATCAAATGTTCTTCTGTCCATACCCCTTGTGGCTCT